AAAGAAGCGACGGACTACTCTTCCGCATTGGCGAAGCTGTCCACAATCGCAGATACAACACAGACACCGTTAGATGATCTCGACTCTTCGATTATGGCGTTGTCTGACAGTACAGGTATGGGTGCTGCGGAGATTGCGGAAGCATCGTATCAGGCAATCTCCGCAGGTCAGTCGACCAAGGATGCTGTTGGATTTGTAGAACAGGCAAACGTACTTGCAAGAGCTGGATTTACAAGCATGACAACGGCGACGGATACGCTTACAACAGCCTTAAATGCATATGGGTTATCTGCAGATCAGGTATCATCCGTATCGGATAAGCTGATCACAACGCAGAATCTTGGTAAAACGACTGTAGATGAACTGGGTGCGTCCATGGGTAAAGTTATTCCAACAGCGGCGATGTATGGTGTCAATTTGGACCAGTTAAGTGCGGCATATGTTACAACTACGAAAAATGGTATAGGTACAGCGGAAGCTACAACTTACATCAATGGTATGCTGAATGAACTTGGGAAATCCGGAAGCACGACATCAAACATCTTGAAAGAAAAGACGGGCAAGTCGTTTAGTGAGCTGATGAATGAGGGATATAATCTGTCAGATGTGTTACAGATTATACAGAATGAAGCGGACAGTAGCGGAATGAGTCTTGCAGATATGTTTGGTTCACAGGAAGCCGCGAAGGCAGCGGCAACAATAACCCAGCATACAACAGATTTTACAAGTGCAGTTAAAGAACTTGGAAATTCCGCAGGTACAGCGCAACAAGCATTTGATACGCTGGAAGCTTCGGATCCGTCCATCCAGTTTGAAAAGACAAAGACAGCGATCCAAAACTGCGCAATATCAATCGGTCAGATCTTGATGCCAATCGTTCAGCAGATAGCCGGGAAAATACAGGAGCTTGTACAAAAGTTCCGTGACTTAGATCCGGAGACACAACAGCAGATCGTAAAGATTGCTGCAATAGCGGCGGCGATAGGACCGCTACTTGTGGTGATAGGAACACTCATATCATCGGTGGGACATATCATTACATTTAGCGGTCAGATAGTGTCTTTAGTCGGTTCTATCACAACATGGATGGGTACCGCATCTACGTTTATTACAGGAACCATGATTCCGGCCATCACCGGAGTTGTCACTGCAATTGGTCCGTTTCTTCTGATTGCCGCTGCGGTAATTGCTGTGATCACTGCAATTATCGTAGTAATTAAAAACTGGGATGCAATCGTTGAGGTGGCACAGTTTGTATGGGAATCTTTCTGTGAGAAGGTGTCACAGCTTGTCACGGCGTTTAAGGAGTTCTTCACATCTGCTTTTCAGGCGATTGGAAGCTTCTTTACAGGCATATGGAATGGAATCGTGTCCGTTGCGACAAACGCATGGTCAAGCATAAGGAATGTATTCAGCACGGTTGGAAGTTTCTTCACAGGCATATTCCAACAGGCGTGGAATGGCATAACAAGTATCTTCAATCGATTAGGCGGTTTCTTTTCAGGCGTATGGAACTCTGTAACAGGCATCTTCAAAAGTGCAGGTATGGCAATCGGCAATGCGATTTCCGGAGCAGTAAAAACAGCCGTTAATTTTGTCTTATCCAAGGCAATCGGAATCATAAACGGCTTCATCGGTGCAATCAATGCCGTAATCGGTGTGATCAACAAAATACCGGGTGTCAGCCTGTCAAAGATCAGTAAGCTTGGAGTACCGCAATTGGAACGAGGCGGTGTGCTTGCAAAGGGACAGGTCGGCTTGCTCGAAGGTAATGGCGCCGAGGCGGTTGTACCGCTTGATCAAAACGAGAAATGGATTGCGGCCGTGGCACGTGAGATGAAAGCCGCACTTGCAGGTAATCAGACAGCAATGGCAGCAGGCGATATTGTAATCCCGGTATATATCGGACAGTCAAAATTAAATGACATCATTGTACGTGCGAACCAGATCACTAATTACAGAAGCGGAGGAAGATAATGCTGAACAAATATGTAAAAATCAATGGCGAACGTGTACCAAATCCAATCGATTATTCAGAAAGCTTCAGCAAGGTATCAAATACATTTCAGTCAGAAGCAGGAGACGATCTTGCAATTGACGTGCGAGCCGGGAAGTATTCCGGCTCGTTGAAATTCCAGGTATCTTCGAGATGGAAGAACAAGCTGCTTGGATATGCGAATATGCAGTCGGTAAAACTGCAGATTGATGAAGCGGAGTATACGGTGAGGATTGAGAGTATTGATTGCGATCTGGAGAAGAATTCGGAATATAGCCAGAACACACAAGGGTATTGGACGGTATCTTTCGGCGCGGAAGAGTTATAAAGCAAGGAGGCGGTAGCATGTATCAGGTATCAGAAGAATATCTGAAACAAACAAAAAGAAAAGTACAGACGTTCCGCCTGACCGGAACAGTAAATAAGATTGCATTTACCAATCATGACATATTAAGCGGTTCTTTCACGATAACGAATCAGTGCAGCGAGCAGAACGATGTCAAGATCGGCTCTGTGTATATTGGAGAATTAAAATGCACATTCAAGCCGGATCTGCAGGTGCCGGACTGGACGAATGCACAGATTATAGTCTCAGAAGGACTCTTGATTGACGGTACTGCATGGGAAGATGTACCGCTTGGCGTCTATACAGTATCAGAAGCAAATGACACAGAGTATGGCGTTGATATCACAGCATACGACAACATGGCTCGCTTCAATCGGTCTTGTAGCGTTGATATCACGATTGGAACACCATATGAGCTGCTTACGTTAGCATGTACAACCTGCGAGGCGGAGCTTGGCATGACGCAGGCGGAGGTAGATGCACTTCCGAACGGTACAGAGAGCCTTTCACTGTATACAGAGAATGATATCGAGACATGGCAGGATTTTGTGTTTTGGGTGGCACAGGCAACAGGTACAATTGCGACGATGGACCGTGAAGGAAAGCTTGTACTCCGAAGCTACACACAGAATGTAGTCGATACACTTACGAACCATAACCGGTTTACTGGATCGAAATTCAGCAAGTTTGAGACGCGTTATTCCGGTCTGTCGTGCGTGAATATGGCAGACGATACTACAAGCTATTACGGTTCGGATCCGGACAATTATCTGACATACAATCTTGGCTCCAATCCATTCCTGCAATATGGTGTTGACAGCTATAAGGAACAGATACGGCGTGCGGTGTTGACAGCACTTTTGCAGATTGACTATGTGCCGTTTGAGACAAGCTGTCTTTGTGGTGCCATGTATGACCTTGGCGATATCATCCGGTGCACGGATGGTATTGCTCCGGGAAAGCTTGGATGTGTGATGATGTATGATTATACATTCAACGGAGGATATAAGATCACCGGCTTTGGATCGGATCCGGCGCTTGCGACAGCGAAGAGCAAGACGGATAAGAATCTGGAAGGGCTGCGGAATAACGTATCAACAAATGAGATATTATTTTTTAATTATGAGAATGCGAGTGCAATCCAGATCGGTGATGGTGAATCTAAAGCAATTATCGATATCCGCTTTACATCGTCCGTATCGATTGGAGTGCTTTTTCAGGCGGAAATCCTGCTTGAAGCAACAGCGACGGAAGCGGATGTGATCGGAACTATTGAATACACGCTGAATGAAGTAACAATCATAGGATATAATCCGACAGAGACATGGAAAAACGGAAAGCATATACTGAGTTTGATGTATATGCTTATGATTGAAGAAAACTCTATCAATCGATGGCTGGTGAAGCTGAATATCACTGGTGGAAGCATTGCGATAGCCCAAGGAGCGGTACGTGCGGTTATCTATGGTCAAGGATTGGTTGGTACAGTCGAATGGGATGGATTTATCACACTGGAAGAGAAGCTTACGCAGATTGCCTTGAAGGATGCAATAGAAGTATCAAAGGCTCTGACATGTACAGTTATTGCAGGACTGATTGATGTGGAACGGAATGTGGTGGAGGAACAGCTTCAGACAATTCAGGTGCTGAATCAGATATCGGTTGGAAACTTGCTGGAAAAGACAGAAATCCGATGGGGCATTGCAAGCTGGACGTTCACGACCGAAAGCGAATGCACATACTCTTCCAGATATGTGACGATTGATGAAAACATGTTCAAGCTTGCGAGCACATTTGTCAACAAATCGACGAACGAAAGCATAGACCGTGGCATGATGAATGTCGTCAAATTAGATTCGACAGAATTTGAATCAATCCAGAGTGCCATTGTTAGTGATGTGCTCAATTCCGTGAGTGAGAATGGAGATACAGAACAGGTTGTGAAGTATCTGCTCTGGTCGGAAGACAAATATTATACGATTCAGGATAATGTAGTAAGCGAAATAATTCTTTCGGGTGATACCTTGCGGGCAGCAGATTTCGAGACACATGGGTTAGATACAGCACCAGCATCGGACTATATCTTGCAATTAGAATCACCGAAGATATACAAATGGACGACTGCAACTGACACGATCCAAGATACAATGATTACGATCAAAGCGGTACCGCATCCACAGATCATACAGGCAACTTGTGATATGTCGGATGTAAGTATCTATGGAATTACCGGAGCAACAGCAATCCATGAAGGTATAAATGTTAAGCTATCCTATGATGCAGGTATGACATGGACAGAAGAAGAAATATTGACGGATGCATTAGAAGGAAGTATGTTACAGGCATATGAGAGTGTAGGACAATCAAAGATACTTACAATTGCATTCATAGTATCGACAGTAACAGATAGTTTGACAGAGTTTCAGTATCAATTTAAAAATGAGGAGGAATAAGATGGAATCAGCACTTAAAAATATTTACATCAACAAAATTCAGGTACCGAAGTTTCACGGACATGTACGCCTGGAACTTCGGGGATGCAGAGAGACCGAAGTGATTGAGCATGACAATCATATGACAGCTGCATTAGAGAAAATGTTCAGCAATAATGGATATTATCTAAACATTGGAAAAGTAATGGACGAATTATGTCCAACAACAGAGGTTGCGTTCGGAGGTATAGTCTTGACAGACAAAGAAATACCTGATGATGCAACAACATTGCCGGGCGGAATAGAGGCTACGGCTT